CCGGGGGTTAACCCAACAACTTCTCAGTTGTTCCCTTGGACCGGCCCTCTCAGGCCGGCCCTCTCCAAGGCGAGTTTATCTAGAGAGCGCACCAGCGCTTTCTAAGTACGCATCTGCCTCTTAGCGTTACTCGATCTTTCTCGTCAGATTCTCTGTAGAGGCCTAACACCCCTTTCAGAGTTCGCGCAGCAAAAGTGAAGACGGAATCCTCCTCTTGTGCTTGAACTGTCCTGACAAGAATTTCACGGCGCTGTAGATCAACGTTCCACCGAGTCTTGAACTTGGTGTTGCGTGAAATACAAGTCGGTACATCCTCGGTATAGAATCCGGGGTATGATCTATCGTGGGTCCATGGGATATTCCCATAGACGTTACGCAGAGCCTTTCTGAGGTACTCTGTGGTACGGTAGTAGCCCTTATCGAAAAAGGCTTCCGACAATGCAATCAAATGCATGTACTGTGAGTGATCGAGATGTGATCCTGTGAAACACTTGGTGTTACGAAGGGGCGTGATTTTGACGCCTGCGTAAGCATCAACGCCGCATGACTCCCTGTAATGGGATTTGTAGTAGCTCTTGTCCAAATTAACGGCAAGGCCGCATGCGGCGAGTGTTTCACAAACAGCGGTATATCCTGATGTAGGGACGACGAGGTCATCACCATATACCAAAACGTCCGCTGTTGAGCAGGACTTGAGGCGCAACGTCGCTTCAGTCAATGCCCAGACAGTAAGCGCGAGTACGGGGAAGCACAAAGCTGACCCCATCGGCGCAAACTTTTTCAGAGCGAGTAGACGCCCATCTGGTAATTTCGTGGCAACGCTACGACATGCCTCCCAGGGCTCTAGCACATGACTCGGGAAGAGTTCACGGACTAAAGCTAGAGAGACACGATCCGAGGCTTCTTTGAGATCAACAGTTGCGCAGCTCTTGTCCGTCGAGGACTTGAGTGCCGCGTGCTGATTTGGTTCTTGGAAGGTGAAATTGATTTTCCCCCTCGTAAGAGGGTGGGATTCAATCCAGGGGACCAGCTTTTTGAGCTGGCCTTGCTGTATCCATTGAACCTCG